AGCGCGGCGCCGAGCTGGCGCAACGCAGCCATCAGCATGGCCGGAACCTGGCTGCCATCGCCTTCGCGGTCAGCCTCATCTTCAACCACCGAGGAGAGATAGCCGAGGGTGCGCAACATGTCCGCCAGATAGGAGACCTCGTACAGGCCCTTTGTCGTCATCTTCGGTGCGTCCCGCTCGCTGACCAGGGCGCCGGCATTGGCGGGGATCGACACGAAGGAGAATTCCCACAGGTCGCATTTGGTGACCCTGACGCCGGTCGATCCCTTGTTCGGCTCGACGGACACCGGATTGAACCCGATCGAGGCGGCGTTGATGATCCCGGCTTTGATCAGGGCGTATTTCTCGTCCGCCGCCACCACCACTCCGGCCGGCGGGAATTCCACCAGCGCTTCCAGCCGATCCTCTACCATGCCGATCTCGACACACCGCGCGATCGGGCAATTCGGGTCATGGTTCCACAGAACGATCGGATTGGCCTTGTAGGTGGCCAGGTCAATACCGGCCTGCACCACCACGTCGCCGACCCGGTCGACCTCGGGCGTCGAGATCACAACCCGCACCTGGCGGTCTCCCAGATCGCCGGTCGAGGCGGCCCCGGAATAGGCTTTGCGTTTGAGCGCCATATCAATCCTCTTGCTGTAAGGACAGGCCCTTGATCTGGCCATCTTCGGGACGGCCGGCGCCATCTGGCGCGGTGCCGGTCAAGTTCGAGCCCAGCGCCGCCATATTGGACGGTGTCATCAGGGTGTCTCCACCGGAGACCGGGGTCCGTCCTTCCTCGATGCGGGCCTCATTGACGGTCTCGAAGCCGGTCAGGATGCCAACCCGGTGACGGTTGTACCGGGAGGCCGGATCGGCGCGGAACAGGCCAGACAGATCGAAATCGACTTCCAACCCTTCGGCATCAAGGTCGAAGTGAAATACGAGCCGGCGCTCCCAGCGGGTGAAGATCGGATCAAGCGTGTTGTTGAGGTAATCGGTATCCTGGGCGGCGATGTTGTTGTTGGTGGACTTGTCCATCTTCGCCACCTTGTGCGGTGGCACGCGAAAGAAGCGGCAGATGTCCTCGACCTGATAGTTCCGCGAAGCGAGGAATTCCATATCGACCGAACTCAGGCCGAGCTGCTGCCATTCGATGCCATCTTCCAACACCGCGGTTCCGCCGGAATTGCGGGTTCCCCCATGGGTCTGGTCCCATTGTTCCTTCAGACGTGTCCTGGCCTCTTTGCTCAGTGCCTTGGGGCTCTTCAGGACACCCGCCGGACGGGCGCCGCCGCCGGTCCAGCGGGACGCCTGTTCCTCTTGCGTCATGGCGAGACCGATGGAATCCCGCGCATAGCCGATGCGCGACCCCCCCACCAGCATGTTGAAGCCGAGATCCTGCAAATGCAGCACATCTTCGGCCGGGATGCGGATCGGCAAGGCCTTCAGCACCGCCACCTCGAACAGGCCACTGCGCGCGACCTGATAGAACACCTGGCCATCCGACGACTCCAGGACCACCACCTTGTCCGGGTGGATCGGAATAAGCTGCTGCGGCAGGCCTCTGCGGTCACGCAAGATCACGGCGTAGGCATTCGACTTGAGCCGGAGCGCCCGCTCCATCTGGCCGGCAAACTGGAACCAGTCCTGACGTCCGTTCGGCCGGCGAAACAGCCGGGCCATCGGGTGGTCCTTGACCTCGACGCGCCCCCCCTCGGTGGTACGTCCATCGTCCAGCCGCCGCTCAGGAAGCTGTCGATAAAGCCGGGGGGTCGCGCGGGCGAAATCCTCGGCCGGGATGGTCACACAGGCAAAAACCGTGCTGACCTGCATCGCCGATGCCGTCGATACCGCAGCCCCCGAAGCCGAGCGGACGGAACCCAGGGCCATGGGCAGGCCGAACGCAGTCTCCATGGATTGAGCGCTGCGCTGTACTGGTGCCGCCATCCGGCCGAACAGGCCGGCCATCAGGAGACTCCGCCCCGTGCATGCAGCCAGACCCCGGCCATGGTCTCCAGGCCGGCTGCGATCCAGCCGGCCGGCGGATATATCTGCCAGACGCCATAGGCCACCGCGGCGGCTCCGGCCAGGCCGAGGGCATCGCGCAGGATCACGCCGAAGATGATGAGGAACCTGCTCATAGCACCATCATGTCCTCTGTTTCGTAGATGGACTCGCGCTGCTCGCTATCCCCGCGTACCGACTGGCCGAGGGCCATGATCGCGGCGACGATGCCATCAATGCGGTCTGTCGATACGTCCTTGTCCGGCTTGAGGTTCCCCGCCGGGTCCTGGCGGACGGCAACATTCGACGCCATCCAGCGCAGGACAGGATTGCCGCCATGGGCGAACTTTCCACCCAGGATCAGCTCCTCCAGATGCTTGGTCGGTCCCGAGAATGAGGCGAAGCCCTGGCGGAACTCCTCCATCCGATACCCTTCGTCCTTCAGCGACAACACCAGTTGTTCAGCATTCCACGGGTCATAGGCGATTTCCCGGACCTCGAACATCTCGGCATCGGCCCGTATCCGCCGCCGGACCACCTCGTAATCCACCGTCTTGCCGCCATCGGTCATGGTGGCTTCGATCAGACCCTGTCCGACCCACAGGTCGTAGGGGACGCGGTCCCGGGTGACACGCTTGCGCATGCCCTCGGACGGCACGAAGAAGCGCGGCAGCACTTTCCAGGGCTCGCCCTCGGCCATCGGCGGAAATATCCATACCAGGGCGGTAATATCGGTGGTTTTCCACAGGTCGAGCCCGCCGTAGCAGGGCCGCCCCCTCAAATCCTCCTCAACCACCGGAGTCGTGGCCAGCTCCCACGCCTCCATATCGATCCAGTGATCCGCCGCTTCGGTCCAGCGGTTGAGCCGGAGCCGCTGGAAGGCGTTCTGTGCCCCCGGCAGGTGCTTCGCCTTATGAAGCAGCCGCTGCATATCGTCAGCCTTGACGGACACGCCCAGGCCCGGGTTGGCTTTGATCCAGTTCTCCGGGTCTTGCCAGTCGTCGTCCTGGGGCAGCTCGGGGAAGTCCGATTTCCAATCCAGGGTCGCGATATAGGCGAAAAAACTGTCGTCCTGGATGATGCCGCGCAGAACCTTGACCGCGTAATCCCGTATCTCCCAGCACACCGAGTGGCGGTCAAACCCCGCGGTCGTGATCGCCATCAGCAGCGGCTGGCGTCTAGCGCCGGTGGCCGTCTCCAGCACGTCCCACATGGCCCTGGACTTGTGCGCATGCAGCTCGTCGACGATCGCCGCATGGATGTTCAGGCCGTCGTAGGTGTCGGCATCAGCCCCCAGCGGCTCGAATTTCGAGCCGGTCGAGGGAACGGAGATGTTGGTTTTGAAGACGCTGCAACGCTTCTTGAGCTGCGCCGATTTTTTCACCATCGCCTTGGCGTCGTCGAAGACGATCAGCGCCTGTTTCCGCATGGTGGCGGCGGAATATACCTCCGCACCATCTTCTTTGTCGGCGGTCAGAACGTAGAGCCCGACGCCACCCATCAGCGTCGATTTACCGTTCTTCCTCGCGATCTCGTCGTAGGCCGTGCGGAACCGCCGCAGACCGTCGGCACGCTTCCAGCCGAACAGTGACCCCAGGATGAACTTTTGCCACAGGCCTAGCGTGAAGGCTCGGCCGGACCACTCCCCCTTCCAGTGGAAGAGGTAGGTTTCGAAAAACGTGATGACCCGCGCCTCGGCGACGGCGTCGAAGTGCAGTCCCCTCGCCGCGCCATCCGCCAGATCGCTCAGATGCCGCTCGCAGGCCAGGCGCACCAGCCGGCCGGTGACGATCTCGCCGGAGACCACTGCCCTGGCATAGGCTTCCGCTGGGGAAGAGATGCGCTTGCGCCGGACCGTGGCCTTCTTTCGTTCAGTAGCCTCAGTAGCCGAAGAAGGCTTTGTCTTCGTCGTCCGGGTCATTGGCCGGCCTTTGTTGCGGGAGGTCGAGTCCGGGCAGCGTCAGCTGCTGACCGACATTGGCCATCGCTCCGGCCAGTTTGGCACGGGACATCGACGTCAACCCCAACCGGTCCCCCAGATCCTTCAGGGCGCGGTGCTGGAGGTCCGCGATTCGCAGCGCCGGGTTCTGCGCGAGCCGCGAGCCGTGCTTCGAGACGACCTCAATGATCATCCCTCTGGTTCTGATCTCGACCTGGGCCTCGACCCATAAGGAATAGGCTTGGCAGTACCGGGCCAGGGCGTCGGTGTCGAGCGTTGCCACGGACCCCATCCGCGCCAAGTCAGCGTAATTCTTCCGCCATGCCGCCAGGGCCACCTCTCCGGTCATCCAATCCGGCGGATCGGGCACCAGAGGAGCCGGGGTAGGCGCTACCGCTGCCTTCTTTTTCCTCTTCCCAGGATTCCCCCTGAGTTCTTTGACCGCCGGTGCGGTCGGCGGCCTCCCCATCTCTCATCCCCCGGATGAAAAAAAATATTCTCCATTTCGCGCCCGCGCGAAGGACTGTACCCGTCGGTTACGCCCTTGAATGGCGGGAGGATTTATACCCCCCTCCCCCTGTTCCACGGATGGGTAGGGTCCAGGGGCATTCCTTGAGCATCGCATGCGCGGACAACGGGCTTACCACCCGATCTACGACCGCCGTTTTCCTGTTCCTTGATCTGGTTATCGTGGAGCCGGCACAGACATCGCAGGTTATGCAGCGTGTCCGCGCCACCGAGCCGGCGTGACAGGATGTGGTCAACGACGACAGCATCTGCCCCACACCCCTTCACCACACACTTTCCGCCATCGCGCTCCAATGCCACGCGGCGCAGCTTGCGCCAAGCTGTGGAGTGGTAATACGGGTCGGCCTGCTTGGTCATGAGACTCTGAAAAGGGAGACGGTCCGGGGGCTGGCCGGACCGTCTGAAGTTGGGAGGAAAACGTCCAAAGCGGCTGAAACGCAAAGCGCCCGGCTAAGCCATCTGGCCGCCGGGCGCTTGTCGTTCGAGCATGACCTATTAAGGGGGGTCAAACGTCAACATTGTCAACAGGCTATTTTCATCTGCGGTTCTTTTTTGCTGTTGAGCTGCACCGCCAGCTTGATCAGCGCCCGTGAGTGCCGTTGCCATGCGGCATGGCGAGAGCATCCGAACCGCCGCGCCATGGCCGGGAAGCCCATACCGACAGCCCGCGCCCAAATCACCTTCACCTCGTCGTCGCCCAACAAGACCATCCAGGTCAGCACGATATCCAGCCGGGATATTGATGCTCTGGACGGTGGTCCGGGGTTGATCTTGAGATCATCGAAGCGACCAGCCTCGACAGCATTTGCCCAGACATCCGCCGCATCGCGCAGCGGCTCCGGCATGCACGACTTGAAGCCCCCCGGCCGCTCCCCCGGCAGTCGACGCAGCGTGTCGGCTGCCTCCTTTACCGCGGCCTCGACTTCCTTCCACGTCCAACCAGCCATCTCTACCCCCTCTGGAGAGTTCATGGAGGGTTTGAAACCCAGACCCTCCAGCATAAAATCGTATAATATCAACGTATTATCTAAGACTTGGAGGGTTTGGAGGGTTTCCCCATACCTATCCCTTACACACGCGCACATTAGCGCCGACCGAACCGAGGTCCAAACCCTCCAACCCTCCAAACCCATTGATCCGCAACGGTTTTTTCTTGGAGGGTTCTGGAGGGTTTGGAGGGTTCAGGTATCGTCACCACTTCCCCCATGCCCCTTGCGGCGGCGGCGGAGGTCGTCGCGCTCCTGCATCTCGTCAAGTGCCTGCTGTGTCAGTTGCAACCCAAGATAAACCATGACGCCCTGCTTTTCCTTTTCGAACCCTCGTTCCACGAGCATTCGCCCGAACAGCGTGAGCGACATCGGTTCGACGGCGTTCCCCTCGCACCACAACTGATAGGCCTCGTAGAGTCTTGTCGCCTGCACATAGCAGCCCTCGGCCCGCTCGACCCAGGACGAGGTAAATTGTCCGAGTGCATCGCTTTCCGTTCGATATTTTCGCGTGGCCTCCGCCACCGCCGCCGGTGGTCGTAACCGGCCATCGAGCCACATGCGGCAGCCATCGAGCAGCCAGTTGAGCACCCCGGCCCTCTCCGCCCACAGCTTATCGCCCAGCTTGGGATCGCGCTCTTCCTTCGGAATGGTCACCAAAAACGGCACTTTGTGGATGCGCCGCCAGATGCCTTCGTCGTTGCCGGTGATGGTCGGCAAATGGTTGACCGACACGAACAGCTTGAACGAGGGCAGGAACTCGAAGAAGTCCTTGTTGAGGTGCCGCACGGTCAGCGGCTCGCCGCCGG